GGCGAACTGCCCTGCCAGTTAGGTGAGTGGGTCGCAATCAACTTGAGAGGCCACCTCACAATCCACCCAGATAAGCCACACTCAACAGTGCTAATGGTAGGCAAGGAAATAGCTGGGGCCATAGCCTTCGGAATCTTCGCTCTCGCATTTGTTGTCATAATGCTGGCCATGTGATAGCCCAAAGATACTGCTCGATTAGGTCATGCCTGTGACCTCATCATTAACTAGACCCACCCGGCTAGGTTTCGCACTACGACGGTGGGTCTTTCTTTTTTCAGTGATCCACACTACATTACAAAAAATACAGCTCACCACTGCAAGAAAGGTCACGGCATGGCAAAAGCCAAGAAAACAATGGGAAGACCGCGATTTGAGGTCACACCAGAAGTCCTAGAGAAAACTGAAAGCCTTATGGCTAAGGGTCTAACAGTAGATCAATGCGCTGGAATGCTGGGCATTTCACAGTCAACATTCTATCTTTATCAGGCAGAGTTTTCGGAGTTTTCGGAGGCTATAAAAAGGGGGCAGGTTCGTGGCATAGATGCCGTGACCAATGCGCTCTTTGAAAATGCTACCGTAGATCGCAACGTGCCGTCCATTATTTTCTGGCTCAAGAACCGTGGTGGAGGCGATTGGGTGGATAAAAAAGAGATCGCAGCCACGGTAGAGCAGAACCACATCATAGATCTTACGAGGATACCCGATGACCAACTCGACGCAATTGAGGCAGCATTTAGCAGGATTGAAGATCGAACAGGTCAGAGCAGAGCGCATGAGGCGCAGTCTCAGACAATTTACCAAGGCAGCTTGGCCGACGATTGAGCCGGGAGTAGAGTTCCAAAACAACTGGCACGTCGATGCAATCAGTGACCACCTGCAAGCCGTGGTCGAGGGCGACATCAAACGCCTGATCATTAACGTGCCCCCAAGACACATGAAGTCCATCAGCGTGGCCGTTGCATTGCCTGCATGGACGTGGACGCACCAGCCGCACAAGAAATTTCTCTACGCATCTTACGCAAGCTCTCTGTCGATCAGGGATAGCACCAAGTGCAGGAGGTTGATCGATAGCCCGTGGTACAAAGACCACTTCGGCGATAAGTTTCAGCTCACGTCAGACCAGAACCAAAAGCAGCGTTTTGAGAACGATAGGACAGGCTACAGGATCGCAACGTCAGTTGGTGGCGCTCTAACTGGTGATGGTGGCGACATCATCTGTATCGATGATCCACACAACGTGGTGGAAAGCGACAGCTCCAAGGTGCGTGAGGGCGTCCTAGAGTGGTGGGATCAGGCCATGCAGACACGCCTTAACGACCCACGAACTGGCGCATTTATCATCATTATGCAGCGCGTCCATGAAAATGACCTGACTGGGCATATCTTGCAAAATCAACTTGGCGATGAGTGGGATCACCTAATGATACCAGCCCGATATGAGGTTGGCGCACCAAATCCCATGAAATCCAGCCTTGGCTTCACAGATCCGCGCACCAAGGAGGGTGAGCTGCTTTGGCCTGAGAGGATCGATGAGAAGACCCTATCGACCTTGGAGCGGAGCCTTGGCTCTTACGCAGCCGCTGGGCAGCTACAGCAACGTCCTAGCCCCAAGGGTGGCGGTATACTCAAGGCAAGCTGGTGGGTTCCTTGGGACAAGCCAGAGCTGCCAGAAATTGAATATGTCCTACAGTCTTGGGATACCGCGTTTGAAGCCAAGGAAAGTTCTAGCTTTAGTGCGCGCACAACTTGGGGCGTGTTTCGTCACCAAGGCGCAATGTGTGCTATTGTTCTGGAGGCTTGGTACGATAAGGTCAGCTACCCAGAGCTACGCAAGATCGCACAGGAATCTTATGATGAGTGGGAGCCAGATGCAGTTCTGATTGAGAAGAAGGCGTCAGGGCAGTCTCTCCTGCAAGATTTGCGTATGGCTGGTGTGCCTGTGTTGGCATATTCGCCTGACCGTGATAAGGAAGCCAGAGCGCATGCCAGCTCCGCACTTTTGGAAGATGGCAGAATTTACTACCCAAGCGACAAGAGATGGGCTAAAGATTTAATAGATATTGTTGCGGCGTTCCCAGCGCACCCAAACGATGACGTTGTGGACACCTGCACACAGGCATGGCTGAGATTAAGAAAAGGTTGGTTCCTTGGGCATAGTGAAGACCCAGAAGAAGACGAAATAAACGAACCACGAAGGATGACGATGTATGGCTGATCCAAAAATTATCCCGTTCGCTGAAGGCTTACCAGACGACAGCTTGATGGTTGAACAGCTTCCTGACGGCGATGTTTTGGTTGGTGACCCAGAGCTGGACATGATGGACGAAGTTGATTCCGCGCAGTTCGACATAAATCTTGCAGAGACAATCGACGAAAAAGAACTATCGCGAAAAGCGCGTGAGCTGGTCAGCTTTTACGAGAATGACCGCGAAGCTAGATCCGAATGGGAGGAGCGGTACAAGGATGGCCTCCGCACCCTAGATCCAGACGGTGGAATGGATGAAGGCGAATCTGAGCGCGCCACACGCGGATTGTCCGTTGTGGTACATCCTCTGATTGCGGAAGCTGCCACGCAGTTTAACGCCAAGGCAATCGCAGAGCTTTACCCGTCAGGTGGCCCAGTTAAATCTGTGATCATTGGAACGCCAGATCCAGAAGTCGAAGAGCAAGGTCGCCGCGTTCGTGAATTTATGAATTACCAGATCACGCAGGAAATGCCTGAATATTTCCCTGACCTAGATCAGATGCTGTTTCACCTGCCCCTGATTGGCCACACGTTCAAAAAGGTATGGTGGGACGCCAACCTAGATCGCCAGTGCAGCCAGTTCGTAAAGGCTGAAGATTTCGTGGTCGCCCCAGAGAGCAAAGATTTATACACGTCACCACGCTACACCCACGTCATCCGCATGCCGAAAAATGACTTCAATCGCTACGTCAAGAACGGATACTACCTGCCGACAACTTATGGTTCAGGCGACAGCATCGACCCATCTGGAGATATTATAGGTGAGATCGAAGGCGTAGATCAGTACGACGACAGCAATGACGACGTAATGACACTGCTCGAAATGCACGTCTATGATTTGTTTGACGGCATAGATGGCGAAGATATGGATGACGGTGAGGATGACGACAACGCAGTTGCAATCCCCTACGTCATAACAATCGACTATGAAAACCAGAACGTCGTATCAGTTCGACGTAACTGGAAAGAAGACGATGAGATGAAAAAGCGCCGTGACTGGTTTGTGAGCTATAAGTTCCTGCCCGGTCTAGGATTCTACGGTTTCGGTCTTTACCACATGATTGGCGGATTGGGCAAAGCCGCGACTGGATCTCTACGCGCACTTCTCGACAGTGCAGCATTCGCAAATATGCAGGGCGGATTTAAGTTGCGTGGCCGTGTTCAGGGCGGCGACATGCAGATATCCCCCGGTGAATTTGTTGATCTCGACAGCACTGTGGATGACGTAAACAAGGCGATTATGCCACTGCCGTTTAAAGAGCCGTCAGGTTCTTTGTTTAACTTGCTTGGCTACATGGTCGATGCAGGCCAGAGATTTGCCAGCACAGCCGATTTAAACATTGGCGACGTGAACCCAAATGCCCCAGTCGGATCTACGGTTGCTTTGATTGAGCAGGGATCGAAGGCATTTAGCGCAATTCACAAGCGCCTGCACTACGCGCAGGGCCAAGAGTTTAAACTCCTTGCGGATCTGAACGCTGAAAATCTCCCTGATGAGTTCAGTTTCTCGCAGGCTGGAGCTGCGGAAGTTATCTATCGTTCCGACTTTGATGATCGGATCGACATTGTCCCAGTGTCAGATCCTAACATCTTCTCGACAGCCCAGCGCATCGCGCAGGCACAAGCTGTCTTGGAAATGGCGCGATCAGCTCCGCAGTTCCACGACCTATACGCTGCCTACAAGCGCATGTATGAGGCGATCCGAATACCCAACATTGATGAGATCCTGAAGAAGCCAGAAGAGGCTGTGCTGATGGACCCGATTGATGAGAACATGAGCGTCCTGTACGGCAAAGGCATTCGCGCTTTCCCAGAGCAGGATCACGAAGCGCACATTGCGGTTCACATGCAGTTTCTGCAAGATCCATCACTGGCTGGTAACCCCGGAGCTGCGGCTATGCAGCCCGTGTTGATTGCCCACATCGCAGAACACATTGCGCTCCTGTATCGTCAGCGTATGGAGGCCAGCATTAATATTGAGATGCCGCCACTTCCAGACTTTAAAGATCCAGAGTTCAAGTTTGCTGCTATTGATCCAGAGATGGATCGACTGATTAGCCAACGTGCCGCGCAGGTCGTGCAGGCAGCTCCACAGATGAAGCAGATACAGGCGCTCACTGGTGGCCAACAGCAGGGCCAAGGACAGGGCAATCCACTGCAATATGCACAGCAACTCGCGCAGCTTGAGACAGAAGCTCTGAAGGCCCGTACAGCGGCTCAGATTGAGGCGGATCAGGCCAAGGCAAAATCCAGCATTGAGATCAAGCAGGCTGAAGCGCGTCAGGACATGGAGATTGACGCAGCCAAGGCGCAGCAAGACATGCAGGCTAAGATAATGAAGTTGGAAGCTGAACTACAACTTGAGCGAGAAAAGAACGCAGCTAAGATCCAGATGGAGGCAATGAAGAATGCTACCACCACAATCCTATAATTTGCCGCCCATCAATCCCGCTGCTTTTGGCGGGTTACCACAGGAAGGCCAGCCACCACAGGGTGGGCCACAAGGAGGTCCACAGGGGCCACCACCACAGGGCGGCGAAGCTCCAATGGATATGGATAAATACCTGATCGACAAGGTCATGGAAATTAAACGGCGTATGGGCGGTGGTGAGCCGGGGGCGCTGGGCGCGATCACAGATGCCATGATGCAGGGCCAGCCACAAGCAGGACCACCACAGCCGCAACAGGCTCCACCAC